CGACAGTAACCAGCGTGGGGGCAAACGACTCGGCACCAAACTTCTGAAGAGCACCAGTCATCGCAATAATATCTTCACGCAGAATGCGAGAAATCTGCAAGAAAGCATCACGGAACGGGCCTAGAAGTGGCTCACCGATATCCGCAAAAATGCCTTTAAGACCAGCAAACTCTGTCTTAAGAGTTCCGATCATAGTGTTCGCCATCGTTTCAGCAACACCAGAGAACGCACCCGTAGTAGCACCGCCGCCAGCGACAGTACTCATCAAACCGCCCATCGTGGTCACTCCACCAAGCGAACCCTGCTGGAAGCCAGCCGCACCACGAACAGCGGTACGGGCCTTAGTGAAATCTCCCGTAGCGAAAGCAGCCGCCAAAGACTGAGCAGCCTTAGCGTCACCGCCCGTGATGTTAAACAACTGACGAGCCAAAGCGTTAGCCTGACTGCCACGTACACCTGCCTTAGCAAATGATCCAGTGATAGCAGTAGATGCTTCACTACCCAACAGACCAGTCATGCGGGCACTGATACTGCGGTTCAAAGTTGAAGCCCGAGAACGGCCAGATTGACCGCCACCAAGGAACGGGCTAAGTTGTGCTTCTTGGAACTCACGCATCGCTGCCGCAGCCACAGCCAAAGAAGTAGCAACGCCCGCTGCGACAACCGACAAACCACGCAAAGATGCCTGATATGCAGAAACCGCTGCACGACCAGTAACAAGCGCCGCCTTAGCAGCAAGAAGCCCTGCGGTAAACAAACCAATCTGGCCCGCTAAGGCAATAAAACTAAACTTACCCAGCGTAGTGAACAACTTGCCGAACAATCCCGTAATGCCTTTAAGGGTACGACTCATCTTGTCGAACCGGCGAGTAACCCGATCCACGCTACGATCCATGTCACGGGTCTGACGGTTGAACGCACGAGAACGATCTTCTAGAGACTTAAGACGACGTTCAATTCCAGCAAGGTCATTGCTAATATCAGCATCAACCTCAACCTTAATTACAACTTTTTCTTCAACAGCCATATGCGCCCCTAAAACAAAGAAAACCGGGAATCCCTATAGAGTTATTCTACAGAAATTCCCGGCTCTCAGTAGCCACCTTGTGCACCTCTACGTTGCCTATCTCGCTCAGCATGATCGTGAGCCAACGCTTTAGCAGCAGCCAATCTAATTAACCACTCATCATAATCAACGTTTAACAGTTGGATGGGGTCACAATGAAACGCCTCCGCAAGCCTTGCTGCGGAACGAATCCTAACATCTTGGGCTAGTTCGTCTACTAGCCCTTGGTAGGGTCCTCAGCGTCCACATCGTCGCCGTAACCAGCGTAATCAAGAATCTTCAAAGCGACAGACTCAAGATGCGGATCAACCCCGTAGAACGCACGAATAGCATCAGGGAGCGGACGATCTGTACCAGTCATCTCCATCATGATCGGAGACGCAAACGTAACGATATTACCATTGTCATCAAGCACTAGATCATCATTGTAATAAATACCAGTGACAGTCTGACCCACAACATAGCAGGAGAACTTGATTGAATCCAACTCGTCAGTCTTACGGTTCGTGGAGTTACGCCGCCACGCCTTCAACTGCTCGTTAGTGATATTCGGAGAGAACCGAACAGTAACACCCTTACGCTCAGGAACAGGCATCTCAATCTCAGGACGAGTAACTTCCTTAGAAATCTCTTCCTTTAACTGATCCAACACTGTCAGTTTCGTTGACTTCTTCTTTTCGGGCGGAGCAGCAGCATTGTCTGCACCGGCCACTTCAATGATTTCGTTATCAGTATCCATACTAGGTATGATAGTAATTTCTGTGGGGGGTGTCAACTAATCAGAAAAAAATTAGTCAATTAGAGCATTCCACGTCTTAGGACCAACAACGCCATCAACGGCAAGCCCCTCATCACGCTGGAATTGCTTCACAGCACGCAACGTCTTCGGACCAAAATCGCCGTCAACACCAGAGTTCTTGCGAGGACGAGAAGTCAACTTGTAACCGTTCTTATCAAGCATCTTCTGAAGGAACTCAACAACCGGACCCTTATCACCCTTGCGAACAACCGTCTTCAAACAAGCAGCGATAAATTCAAGGGCACCAGCCTGCTCAGACTTAACAGAAGACGCCTTAGGAACCTTGATATCGCCCTTAACAGGGAACCACTCCATCTTAGAACCGCTAACACGACACGGCTGATGATGCCACCACTCTGAGGCCACAGTCTTGCGAATACCGTATTCTTCGGCAATTCGGTTCACTTGCGTGGTGGAGATAGCGCCCTTCTTGATGATGCGGAAGTCAACCGCATAACCGTAGCCGTCAAACTTCGGCTGGCTCATATGGTATGAGCCTTGGAAGCCCGCCCGATTGATACGGTCGGGGTTCGCTGCCAGATTGAATCCGGGCTTACGGCTCTTGTAACCGTCATACAGGTACTTCTGCTGCTGATAGGTACGAACCCCAGACACAACGGAAACGTTGCCCTTAATACGTGGGTCAGCAAAGAAAGCCTCTAGACGTGCCTTAAACTTTGGATGAAGGTCCTTAACATTCACCCGACTACTAACTGTTGGAATACTCATGATTTACCTCATGTAGACAATGGATATTTTTAGATTATAACATTATTAGGGGAACTGCAAGCAGTACCCTATAAATAAGAAAAGGCGCTACCCACGTAGCGCCCTTCTTATAAGTTTTAGTTATTTAGATCACGCAGCAGGGCTGACCTGACTCACCGCAAATGTCAGTGAGAAAGAAGCAGGAGCACCCGATGAAGCGTCACCGTCAGGCTCAGTCAAGCCAACGAGAAGCACCTTCGGATAAACACGCTCTGAACCAACCTCACGCAACTCACAGTTGAGAGTCACGATAGTAAGGTCATAGTAGGTCATGCCAACAAGCGGACGGATTTGTGCAAGTTTGGGGATATCATTATCAGGATCGAAGAATCGACTGATCGTAATGTCGCCAATTTCAGCAGGAGCACAAAGTACCTCAGGGAACGTACTGTTACCATCGTATACCTTCTCAACTGCGGCACTAATCTCACCACCGCTGACGGTAGCAAAGTAGTCATCCCAGTTAGGGCCAGCACCGTGGCCCACGTCGTTACGTGCTACAATTTCTGCTACAATCTGTCTCTGAGTTGCCTTAGCCATTTATATTCTCCTTAGATAATGGGAGCCGACAAGTTGCTCTTGGTGATAACAATATCAATCAAATCAGCAACGCCTGAAACTCGCACGCCGACCTGAGCCTTGACAACACCGGTTGCCAACTGGGTTGCAGGGTTAATGTTTGAGTTAACCACAACGTTGTAACCGGGATCAATTAGAACACCGTCATCGTCATAGGCTTCAAACAAGCCACCAGCAACACGAATCGGATCAAGGAAGCCCTTAATTGAGCCTCTGATTCGACCAAACAGTCCACCTCTACCATCAATGGTTGAGAAGACGAAGCGCTCCATGCGATTCTCCACTCCATCAATGATGTAGTTTAAGGTATCCTGCTGAGTAATGTAACGCCAGTTCGCTTCATCGTTAGATACCGAACGGGCACCATAAACACGGATGGAGTTACCGATCTTCCGAATAGCATTCACACGGGCCGCATCAAGCGCATCACCAGTAGCGGGAGTAACATCTTTATCCAAAGCCTTAACGGTACTAGCCGCTGAAATAAGGCCAGCGCCTGCACGCCATGGGCCACCTGCTGCCTGAACCGCTTTAGCACGAGCCGCCGCAGCGTAAGACTCAGGAGAAATAGTTACCGTGCTACCCTGAATCGTTGATTCACCTGTAGCCAACTCCGTCAGATTAGGAGCCGGAACCTTAACATGCGGCCAGTAGAAAGCCATGCTCTTAGCATTAGCATCAGCGTAGTAAGAAGCAGCCGAAGTCTTTGCGGCACCTGCACCATCTCCCTGAGCGAAGCCAAGCAAAGCGATCCGCTTGTTAGCAGCCGCATGGTCACGAAGGGCATCCCAGACGGTTGCGCCAGTCTGACCCGGAGCACAAATCGCACCCGGACCAAGATTGACGCTAACGTTGCTGATTCCTGCACTGATTTCGGAGGCACCCACTGCGTTACCATCAAGGCCACCGCTTAGCGCAGTCTTGGTGTTTTGAAGTGCGTCAGGATCAAGCGACGTGCCAGAATCTTCCGCCACGATAAGGTGACTCACTTCTGAAGAGTTCAGAACGTTAATTGCATCCGTGGTGGATGTAAGGTCACGAGTCCGAAGCAAGAGTACGTCGTCTAGATAAATTTCAATTCGGAAACCAGCGCTGTCAGCATCGACAACATCAACATCAAGGTTGTCTGACCAAGCGCCAGCGTTCTTGGCCCTGATGATCATCGTAGCCGAACCAGCAGAGTCAACAAGCGAAATTTGGCCTGCTGCGCTGTTGGCACCAAGAACTCGCATTACCTGACAACGGCTTCCGCCCTCATCAAAGAACGTCTTCACATGCGAGTAAAGGTTTCCTGATTTATAGTTTCCGTAGTAGGTGGTGAAATCGCTGAAAGACCTAAGAAGCGTAGGCTCGTCCAAAGGACCACGCTCAGTCTCGCCAACCATAAACACCTGACCTGATACAATGTCGCCAGTACCCACAGGACCAGTGCGCACTGCGGTTGTAATATTAACTCCCGGCATGTTTAGCCTCCATATTCATTAGATTACAATACCAGTATTGTCTGCCCTGCGGGCAAAACGCAAAGCGTCTGCTCTATCAACTATTATATTACCACCAAACGTCTAGCAGTCACCGGAACTATACTATTAGTTGAATCTATACAGATCAACTAGCAGCAGGCGTCACCGAAACAGAAGCAGGCGAATAATCACTTGATCCAGCCTTGTTTATAGCCGCAACCCTAAACTTGTACGCCGTGCCATTATTAAGACCCGTGGCAATGTACAATGGATCGTCAGTTCCTGTGTCAGAAACTGTGGAAGTCCAAGTAGTGCCGCCATCCGTAGACTGCTGAATAGCGTACCCTGTGATCGGGTGGACCCCGCCATTCCAAGTTGAAACATCCCATGTCATCGTGACCTGCGCATTCCCACCAACAGCAATCACGTTGGTCGGAGAATTTGGCGTAATCGCAATCTTAGAAACTGTAGGCTGACCGTCCTGCATTACGCCGAGTGCATCCACGTCAATAATTTCGTTGAGTGAAAGATCATACGCAATATAGGCTCCTGCAAGCAGCCGTTCACCCTTGATTAAAGTTAAATCAGAAAATTCTTCCCGAATTGTTCCTTCATCAATCTTTGGATAACACGGAACACTGGAATCATGAGCCGACAACGAAGGGCCATCCATAAGCGCTTCTCGGACGACAGTGGTAAGGTTATCTCGCTGTTCAGTTACAGTCTCGGCACCGTTCGCACGTGCCCACACATAAGTCCGCATTTCGTAAGCAACACGGTAGTTGGGATCAGCATCGGACTCGTAACCATCACGAGTAACAGAACGAGTATTAATCACAAGCGTGATGATCGTCGGCCACCTGTCCAAAGCAAATGGCTCGTAACTCAAGTACCGAACAGGGTCAGGTAGTTGAGTCGTACTCAACCCCCAATGGTTGCGGTACCTCAATAAGCGGGCAGGCAAGTCATTAGACAAGTAATTAGAAACATAATTTTTTGCTAATCTAGGTCCTGACATCATTTTAGATCAAAAACCCTTTCATGGCATCCGAATAACGAACGCCAACCGTGCCGTGGACAACGTACTCTCCAACTACTCTAGCCGTTCTGTTGGCCATCAAAGGAGGATAGAAAACGGGTTTACGCTGAGCCATATTTGACGTGCCGCTCTGATGAAACTTGGCGTAAGGAATACGGGTACCGAACTCGGCGGTGCGTAACCCCATGTCACGCACTGCGCCCCGACCACTGTTCATAGTTAAACTATTCTGTAAATCGTCAGTTCTAGCCAGAATACCTTTTGCACCATAATTCTCTAATTTCCAAGAAGCGTACTGTGGATCAAGCGGTTGCCATCGAAAACCAGAAGCCGCACCTCCAGTTTTAAAGTTCTCACGGTGAGCCTTCTGTAATTCTTGCAACACCCACCGGAAAACAGGCTTAAAGTTCTGTGACCGGCGAGTCATTGCCGCAAAACGTCTACGGACTTTACTTAAATCAACATCTGTAATTTTGACCTGAATACCCATATCAGGCCACCCTTACTCTACGATACCTCTTAATGCTTTGCAACTCTCGCTCAGAAAAGCCAGTCTCCAAAGGGGCCACGTTACGGGTATCCAACTCTTTCAAACCAACCACGTCGTCGTGCATATTCTGCATCTCACGAGTAGCCGCACGCAACATCAGCAACTTGAACGCCTTAATGTTAGCACCGTCCAATCCAGCCGTATATGTAATAGTAATTCGATCATTTGCATAAGCATTAAACAATTCAATACCAAAATCACGAGTAATGTAATCACGCTCCGCCACCTGAGCCGTAGCAGTAGCAGACGCCGAAGCCGGAGTAATACTCACGGAAGAAACGGAAACTACAGGACTGTTCTCCAAATACAACGTGTACATGGGAGTATAAATAACTCCCGGCGAAGTCAAACTCGTGGATGGATCAGTGGTATAGTTATAGTAATACTGCTGATTGACAACGCCACGACCAACATCTGGCACACGATACGTTTCCGTAAACTCAGTCTGCTCAACTGGACGACGCAAATACGCTTCAAGTTCTGCCTGCAACCCATCAATAACAAACTGTGCAGCATCTTCCTGCACGTTTGAAAGGCTGATATCCATGTATGTGGTTATATCTGAAACTGTAATGAGCGCCATCACGTCACCCCAAAAAAAGTAAAATTACGAACGGTTACGTCCACGACGTAAGCGATTAGCGCCCCGACGTAGACCTCTTGCCAACGCACGCCGAGCACGAGTAAGAAGACCCGGACGCCTAGCAGATGCATCCTCGTCGTCAAGTTCTACGTCATCAACATCAATCGGTTCTGGCATAATTCCTCCTAGATAACATCTGCTCCATGTATATGATACCGTACCTTGACAGTATCTACAGGTCACTCCTTAATCGAAAGATGCCATGGGGTAGAAGAAACTCCCGTCTAGCAACATTATACCAATTGCAGAATAACCGACAATATCCAGATATGTGTCGTTCAAAGACTCATTCTGCGCCTCTCTACCATTTGAGATAAGATTCTCCAGTCGGGCTACCTTATCGTGGAGTCGGAGAAGCAACCCAGACTGTCCAAAGCGTGCGATGTTATTAGGACCATAATCCCGTTGCTTGTTACACAGTGTAATTGTGGTTTCGTCTGGATTCAAAAGCCCGCTGGCTTCAATCGACAGCCTGCCCAACAATTCCCATTCGTGGGGGGCAGGTGAAGCGTCTTCTACACCAAAGTAAGAGTCGATCATGCCGTCCAAGTGTTGACGAATTTGATAGTTCCAGTCAACAACATTTGCGGGAACGCTGGTGCTGAAGATGTTGTCTACATAAAGTCTAGCAGAGGCATCCCACGTACCAGCAGGTGCTACATAATTAGTTACCGACATTAGACCTCCCAAAAGCCATAGAAACTCCTACCTTCAAAAAGTAAAGAAGCCAAATAAGGCCAGTAAGCGAGAAAGCATCAGCGTAGCCGATACCCGGACGCAACAACTCAAAGTTCTCCCAAGCCCGATTAAGTGTAGCGTTAAGCAGCATCACAGCCAACGCACTCAAAGCGTTGAACGCAGCAAACGCAAAAATACCGCCCGTAAATGATCCTACAGCAGACTGCTTGCTTTCTTTTTCCTCAGTAAGTTTACTCAAAATAGTTTCCCAATCTTGGGGATTCTGTGGACTAGACATAACTCTCCTTTACGATTTGATGTACTCTCTGTCTAGATAAACCATAACGCCTTGCAATTGCCGACAAAGACATACCCGCTTTGTGGCTCTCAACAATACTGTCGTTACGTTCAGTTACTTCATTCTTTGACTTTGGTCCGGGCCGCACAGGACCCCACTCCCACGTGGGTAGAGATTCCAGCAACCTAACACGGTCATCTGACAACGCATTCTGCTTATACCGTGTCCTCATGTAACTAACCCAGTTACCCAAGTTGATTTCTTCTCCACTTGGTAAGAACTCAGTGTGGCCGCTGGGCGGCATTGCATCACCGTACCGATTCTGGTACTGTACCAAAGCAGTGTAATGTTTCTTCCATCGCTCATGGTGGTTCATGAGTCTATCGTAATACAAAGCAAGGCTGGTGTCAAGTGGACGTTAAGATAACTCAATTTCTTTTGAAAGTGACCTTAACCTGCGAACAGTCTCAGCAGTACCTACCTTCTCGGACCACGAAACAATGTCCTGTTCAACCTCTAACTCAATCGCCTCCCAACAGCGAATAAACTGCGGGCGATACAAAGCGGGAACAGCGTCCACAAAATAAAAAAAGTCGTCTATTTGAGGGTAACCCTTATAACCACAAAGCGATGCAAGTGCAAAAGAAAGAGACACTTCTCCGTCATCGGTTAGTGGAATCGTCGTAGAAATGCCACGAGTCTCAACCAAGTCAGCAAGGTACGCTAGATCAATATAAACTTTACTTTGCTTTAGTTCCCCGAGACTAGACATACTATTATCTTAAACAATAAGCGGGGTCCGGTTCAAGCGACCAGACCCCGCCTAGATAATTTGATTGCCTATCGGCTACCGGCACTTTAACCGATATCCACAATCTCCTCCTTCGGGGTTAGCCTACTTGCCGGTACAAGTATTAATTTACACCCCAAACTTTCGCCAGATTGCAACTTTAGAAATTATAATATCGTCCTATCCAACAAATGAGTCACCCGGATTCCACGAGCAACCAGTCAACCCACCTGCCCGTAAAGCATTCAAAGTTCTGATAGTCTCATCCACATTCCGACCAGTGTCTAAGTCGTTTACAGTGACAGACCGGATAACGTTAAAGTCGTCAACAATGTACGTGGCACGCAAAGCCACGCCTTCGATGTCATCCTCAATACCTAGTGCCCGAACTAAGTACAGGCCAGTGTCGGCACCAAGAGTGTGTGAAATATCGCCAATCAAATCGTTGGACTGCTTCCAGTTCAACTTGCAATATTCGTTGTCTCCACTGAACCCAACGACTGCAACATCATCATCTACAAGACGATCCATTTGTTGAATCTCTGTAGGACAAATAAAGGTAAAATCTTTCGGGTAGAAATAAAATACCTTCCACATACCGTCGAAGTCATCAAGCGTGATATCGACAAATTCGTTGTTACTATCGACACCAACCATGCCGAACGGGGGAAATTGCTGTGTTACTCCAATCATACAGATATACTACCTGCGTCGAAATAAATAAGCAAGTAGCACTTTCAGCATTATCGGATTGGACACGCACCTGTGGCGCATTCGGCGTCAAACTCATCGTCTGACATCATCGTTGAGCCAGTCAACTTCTCACCGAGTGGTGATGTAGTGCTGAGCACGTGCTCGTACTCATCCTTTGTCAACTCACCCATAGGAGCCTGATCGAATCCGTGCTCGCTGTGCAAGAGGAATGATACAGACTTCATCTCATGCCAGTGCTCAGCAAGGTACTCACGAATACCGTCCAACTCTTCGCTCTTGTAGTAGACCGTCACAGAAATAGCGTTATCCGCCCACACTTTCTGAAGACGACGAACAAGGTCCATCTGCTGAATAGCAGTCATATCTTTAGCCTCAATCGTCCCATCAGGGAACGCACAAGGGAACTCAACAACAACTGTACGATGATCTTCTGAACCATCAAAGTTACGAAGAGGCTCAACGTAGAAGCCCTTTGACCGGCAGTAGTTGACAAGAACGTCACCCGAAGCCATCCGCATACGCTTTACAAAGTACTGACTAAAGCCGGGGTGAACACCGGGAGTAACACCCGGAAGAAGGCTCAAAGTACCCGAAGGCTTAATCGTGGTAAGGCGAACAGACTCAGGCCATCCACGCTCTGCTGACCACTCGGCATCCAAAGCACGCAACGAAACATAGGTCTCATCAAGCCAGTCAATCTTGTCCATAGCCTGAGTAACACCAGTGACGCCAAGACCAAGACGCATGTTCTGTGAAGTGATCTTGTCCGATGCAGGGTCAAGGTACGACAGAGCCGCAGTCGCCTTCTGCACCTTGTATAGTAGGCGTGCAACATCCTTCAACTCTTCAGGAGAGTCAATCATAGGCAAGAAAATCTCAGACAAGTTGCAAGACTCACGGTTAGCCAGCGGGATTTCGGCACATGGGTTAACGCCGACAATAGACGGATCAGGCCGCTCTTCGCCCATACGTCCAAACTGGCGAGAAGCCTCAAGGTTAAAGAAACCATAAGGCTCACCGTTGCCCTTGTATCCTTCCCAGATCAGTTCAGGCATATTCTTCATCTGCTCAGGAGAGACAAAAACAGTGTTGTTCGACATGGCACGCTCAATAGGAATGTCACCCAAGTCCCAACGCTTAGCCATCAAGTAATCCTCGTCGTCAATACGGCCAACTGCAATCTCGGCACTACGACGAACGTTACCCGCAACAACGATAGAGCCAATAATGTTCATGCAATCAAGAACTTCAACTGAAGTCATCGTGCGACCAACCGCACCATCAAGAACATCACAAATCTTCTCCACGCCAGAGATAAGAATGTCAGGACCTGAAGCAGTACCACCGAAGGTCTTGATTGGGACACCGGCAGGACGAATAAGATGCGTGGCGTAACTCATATACTGCGGGTCGTCGTCGCCACCAAGGTAGCACTCAAACACTTTGCGAATAAGATTACCCCAACCCTCACGAGTATCGGGAACGATAAAGTCAGAGTCGTTCGCATCCTGATGTGAAACCCACGCAGAGCGGACAACACCAAGTCGCTCAGGCTTATCACAAGAGAAACCTACGCCGCCGCCAAGCATCAAACGCTCAACAGCCCAAGAAAAGTCAGTTGGCTTCTGAACGTCAACGAACCAGCAGTTAACAAGGCTGTCACCGCCGAGGCGCTGATTGTTCTCAGTACCCAACTGCCACAACATTCGGCCAGCAACTGAACCCTTAAGGTTGAACAGATAGTCATAGAGACGCTGAGCCTCATCTGCCGTCAACTGCGCACCGATACTCTGAGCACCATTCACCACACGTTGAATAGTCTCGTGCCACTCTTCAGTTCGGGCAACAACGTTAGTGCCCTCCTCAAAAATAGGACGAGCGTAGGTACGCTTATAGGTAACGTACCCAAGGCCGTTGAAACCCCAAGGGGGCATCTTGTCAGCATACTGGTCAGCGAAGTCGTCGGAAATGAAAAAAGGGTCCACGTTTGTCTCTCTTTCTGTGGGTGTGATTTAAATGGTTTTAGTATTCTAACGCCTATGGCGAGTCTGCAACTGTCAAGTCATCATGAGACTTGCACAATTTCGTGAAGAAATCATATCACGCTGTAACAGTCGTGTCAAATCGACAAGTCAGCCAACTCTTTGGCCAGTTCAGTTCTGCCGGAAAACAAAAGAAACAATCCAGCAGCCTTCTCCTGAACATTAACCATTGCTCTGCCAGTGTCAACAATGTCAACACTTAACAAACCAACAGCACACAACTTGCGTATAACATCTACGAACTCAACTTCAGACGTGATCCACAGACCGGTGTTAGAAGTGTGATCCATAAGAGAGCCTATACTATCAGATAGCAGACGGCGAGTCAACATGGATTCCAGCACCACAGCACCAATATTTTCCCAGTCCCCAAACAAAGAAAGGGACGGCCTAACCGTCCCATCAAACAGCAAAGACTTCTCATCTTGAGCCAAACACACAGCGGCTTCTAAAGCGTAGTGGTCCTCCCCTTGGATAGCCAAAAACAAAACAGCATTATCCTGCAACTCTATCATCGCAAGAACCTGATTCTCATACACACAATCAACTAAACAAAACTCACTGGAAAGAGTAACGATTCTTTCAGCATCATCAAACGAGTACTTCTCATCCGAATCGTTAACTATAGACTGGACAACTAAAATCAAATCCAGCGTGGAGTCAGCAACAATGCCCTCATTGCTAATCAAGAACCCTAAGAACCTGACGAT